ACGGCCCATTGTCAAACGCTACTCCATAATCAGTGGCGTGACTCGACCACTCAGTATACGTTGGAAATGTGTGACTATGTTTCGGATCGGACGGTGTGAGTGACACTGATCCTGTTTTTCCACCTGTCTGATCTCCAACATGGTAGTGAGTAGTGTCTGTTACTGGATGAATGTGACCATCGTCTGTGATTGGATGGTCGTGCAGTGGAATCTCTGCTTCTACCAAAGTGTGAGTTTCTGTACCGGAACCTAGTGCTATTGCTCTAGTCGAGCGACCAGTAATTGTGTCAGTGTTATAACCAACAGGAACTCTTGCTCGTAAATCTGGAAGCAGGAATGTTGTGCCAGATGGATATGTACCGTAAGTGTTAGTGATTAGAGTGTGGAGTTCAGGGTAATCAGCCCTTACTTTTGAAGAACCATCGCAAACTAACCATGTCCCTCCATTTGTGGTGGGTGTTGGTGCAGTTGTTTTTGGATACATCTTAATCGTACCAATTGGCATTGCTAGTGCCATCAACTCATCAATTTTCTGGATTGCAACATTGAGGATTCCTCCCCACGAATTACGGTTTCCTCCTGCTGTTGGAATTTCTATCGTAAAATTATTGGTGTCTGCCATACTAATCTATTTGAAAAGGTGTCCATGTTGTCTCTGGTACATTTTGACCGTCCCATGAAATGTATCCAAAAGTTAAAGTAGTCCCTTGTATTGTTTCTATTCCGAATCCAGCCCATTGAAAAACCGGAGCAGAGTACATTGTNCCTGTACCTTGCATATCGCTAGTTCCTCCCTTCAGTAATCCTCCAAACATTAAAACAGTCGAATTAGCTGATGCTTCAGCATGTGCAGATTCCCATTGTGCTATTCCAAAGGACGAGACTGAGGTAGTAGCATCAGTATCAGCAAAAGATTGCATGACACCCTTGCCATACGTGCCTTGATTAAATTTTGCCCCACCAAAACCTAAGCCCGTGTCCATCAGTCAAGTTGTATCTTAATAGAGGATGAGTTAAACTTGAAAATATCCCCATCATTTATTGTTTTTGTGGTCGATGTTGAGAAATCTGATTTTTGCAGGTTTTGATATGCCACTAAGTTTCCTGAAGAAACAGCATCATAAATCCCTATCCATCCAACTATCCCCCAATCTGCAGTTGCAGTTGGAAACGTGATTGCTGACGTATTTGCCGCTTGTGCTGTTCCTGTACCTGTTATTGTGAATGCACAAACTTGCCTAGCGTATGAGCCACCAGAAACTTCCGTCCCTGCGGCAGAATCCGATGGAGTTGCAGTCAATAAACCAACATACCAATTAGCGGGCTTGCTGTATGTTGTACCACCAAAAACGTGGTTCATTATTTTGTCTTCTAAGTAATTCGTTAATCCTGCCATGATGTTTTATCCGAATGGTGTAAATGATATAGATGGAGTTGAGCCAGAAAATCTAATTTTCTCGTCCTGTTCAATAATTTGCTGAATGACTTGCTGGTATTTTCCTACCCAGACACCAATCCTCTCATCAGCTTGAAGGTATGGTGCAGAATGCATTAACGAACCGTAAAGGTAGGCATCTGGATGAGCAGTTAATAGCCAGTTCGTTGAGTTTGCAGAAAGTGTTGGAATCTTACTGTAATACACAACCTCAATCGTATATTCATCATCTGGAACTGGTGCAAACTCGATATTATCCTGAACGATAGAATAATAAAGTGGTTTTCCAGTTGAATCTCGACTCCGAACTGCATCAAGTTCACTGAGATTTTTATATGTCAAGGGAATCATTGGATCAGTCAAAAGATCAATATTTTTCATCCCCATAAAGTCCGATGGTAACTTCACATACTGTGACGTAATTGGAGCGCGACTCCTTTTTACCATATCACGGATTCTAAGAGTCCTGTTAAACTCTGCTTCACACATCGTGATGAAGTCAGGGATCACAGAACTTAGATCCGACCTGTTTAAAAAGTCTGCTATTGATGCTTGTAATTCTGTGTAATTACTTAATGCCATTTAGAGTCTTCCCTTCCATGTACGGAACATAGCATTATGTGAATCATTTGCCCATTTCTTCCAATCCTTATTTGTCCATTTCTCACGTAAACTCTGGTCAAGGACAAATTGCGGAATAACTGCTGTATGTCGTAAATCCTTTGATGGTTGGATTTCAGACATATCTTTTGCAACTTTAATAAGAGGTTCAACATCCTCTTGATGTTCGATTGTCACAGTGTTGTCATGTTGGTCGAAGGAGAAGACTTCTTTCTTCCCCTCCGACTGACTTAACAACCGTTTTTTAGACGGTGATTGCATGATTATGTGATCGTGCAATCGGCAACAATTCCAGATGCCTTTTCATTAGCGGCAATCAAAGTGTACTCAACTAAAAGCGCACGTTTAATTGCGTCACCAGTCTTGGCAACTTCCTCTTGTTTGAAGTCACGGTAGTACGCAACCTTCCAATACTCAGGATCAAGAACGAAACAAGATTGCTCTCTGGATAGACGACTTGGGATAATCTTAAGTTCGCCAAAGTCAGAACTATACAGATGGGCCGCACCTTGAATTGCGTCTTTCGCAATCATCTGTCTTGCGCTTTCTCGACCTTCAAATGCGCTGATTTTCCCCTTATTCACAGGGCCAACCATTACTACACTTGGATCGCCACCTGAAGAATAACAGGATTGAATCACAGTCTTCAAGAGTGCTTCTGTTAAGGCACGTTTTGTTCCTGCGTCAACAGGTGCGGCTCCTCCACCTGCTCCAGAACCAGCAGGTGATCCAGCACCACGACTGACGTTTGTCTTCAACCATGTTTCCATTCCACCAAGAGTACGAGCAGTACCGGAAGAACCAGCGGCTTTTGCTACTTTACCTGTTAAAGCTAACTCCATGTCTTTCTTGAGTGCTTTTGAAGACTTGGCAAGTTGGTATGCCATTTCTGAGTCACGACCTGCGTTCTTACCTGCTTGCTGTGAACCAGAAACGATTACTGTCTTACGAGAGATTTGAGTGTAGTTCCCCAAACGCTCTGTTGCAGTAACAGCATCGAAAGCAAAATCATCTCCTTCTTTCTGTGCATTGGCGGCGGCGGCATCGAGCGAATCGACTTGCCATTCTGCTAAAGTGTTTGTTGCTTTAGCTTTTCCTATCATTGACATAAAAGGGGTGTCAGAAGGGGCAATATTATAAATTGTATTGCTCAAATCTTCCCTGCGTCCAACAGCCTGATATGTCTCATGCGTGTTTGCTATAATAGCCATTATGTTTTTCCTTTTTAAAAATTATGAACGAATCATGTTATAAAAAACCGCTTGTGCGTCATCCACACTTCCCGATTTTTGTAATCTAGCCGATGCTTTCCGAGATTTCGTACTACTGGGATTTATTGACTGTGAACCTGCTTTCATACTTGAACGATGACTTGGTTTCAAAGTCCCTCTTTTCTGAGTTAAACGATCATAAAGCATTGCTTTCCGCATAGTTGCGACTGCTCTGCTGTCATAGGCTTCATTTAGTTCTTGGTCTGTGAATCCTATGTTTTTTCCGTACTCTACGATTGCTTTTCTCTCAGATTTTGCGACTTTTTCATCCGACCACTCAGGAATCAATGTACTAAGATTGTCCCTCTGTGATGAAATGTATTTTTCCAAGTTTGCTTGTTGCTCTGCATTCTCCTGCGCTTTCAACTGACTAATCTGTTGTTCACGCATTTGATCCTGCATCTGAGCTTCACGCAACTCATCACGCTCCAACATAAACTGCATTGGATCAGAGTCCTTTAAATCTTGCCAGTATTGGGAATCTTTTTGAGCTTGTTGAGGTTGTGCAGTTTTTGCGGATTCAAGTGCTTCAATAGCTTGTGATCGAAGTTGTCTTGCTTCTGCAATTTCAGACTCAAACGACTTGCGATCTTCTGCAAGTGACTGAGATTTCTTAGTAAATGAGGATTGGCGTGAGTATCCTGAGATCAACTCGTCAAGTGAGACATTTAGTTCTTCACCATCAGCACGTACCTTAAACATTTGCACGTCTGATTCTACTTCATCCAAGTCTTCGTCTACTTCTTCTTCATCCTGCACATCTTCTGAGTCTTCTGAATCTAACTCTAATTCTTCCGACTCATCGGGGGTAGTTTCGGTTTCTTCTTCTAATGATTCTTCACCATTTTCGGAGGCCAGTTCATTTCCCCATGCTGTTGTTGCATCATCAAGCGCAGACCCTATAGTAAGGCTATTACCCTCGATAATTTCTTGTTCTGCCATGCTTTCTTTCTAGTTTCTCAGGACATCACTCTTGTTCCTAAAAGGAATGAGTGATCTCCTCAAAAACTAAATTAGTTGTTTAGCGATCTTTCCGCTATTAATCATGGATTCGATTTCCAGTTTCACTTCAGAGAGAACTCTGAGAGATAAATAAAACTGCTCTCGTTTCTGCTCATCACCGATTCCAGAAGAAATCCATGCGTTTATGTATTTTTCCTCCAGTAATTCACATGCTTCAACGAATACTGGAGACTTTAGAAGCGTTTCCGCTTCATTCCCTTGTGCGACTCTCTCCTCTATAGACTTAGGAGCCGCACTCTTTCTTTTCTTAGACATTTAGTTTGCCATTCCTTCTTCTGGAACTTGTTCCATATTAGTAGGAGACATCTCTTGAGGTAACTGCATCTGTTGCATCATCTGTTGCTGTGCAATCTGCTGTTCCTGCACTCTCTGCTGTGCTTCTGCACGAATCTTCTCACGATCCTTCTCCATATTCCCTTTTATTTCGGTCATGTCAATCGTCGTCTTGTACTTATTCTCCATCTCCTTCTGCTTCATACCTACGTCAGAGTCCAGCTTGTCTCTCTGTAAGTCATCATCACGGATCATCTTTTCTTGGTCAAGACCGAACTTCTGCTTATCTAACTCAATATCTGCACGAACCTTATCTGCTTGTGCTTGTGCAAAGATTTCATCTGCTGTTGGTTCAGGTTCTTCAGGTGGAGGTGGTTGAAAATCTTTCGGATTACTCCAGAAGGATTGCGTGTCTTTAAATCCAGAGAGTTCCGTCATCTTAGATAATGTATGATGATACTGCTCATTTGTAACAAAAGGATTCATTGAACCTTGCTCCTGTAAAATCTTCTCCTGTTTTACTGCAAGTCCAGAGAGCATCTGCATACGCTCCTGAGTAGTACCCATTCCTAATGCAACATTCACTGAAACATCCATTCCAATGTCCCATGATCTAGGGTCAATAGGTATCCAAGTATTACGCAAGCGAACCATGCGAGCTTTCTCTTGATGGTTGTGCAAGAGCTTCAAAATCTTCTTAAATAATGGTTTCATACCATTCTCAGCAAAGACCCTGCACAATAACTCTATCTGTGCCTGAGAACTCGCCATAGTAGCGGAAACTGCGCTTTTTTCAGTGCTTTGGAGTGCATCTGGATCAAGACCCATAGATGCTTTGCTCATTCCAGTGCGGTCTTCCTTCATCCGATCCATGTAATCCAGCATCGGAAATGCTTCCTTACCATTGAAGGACTTATTCAACTCCTGAATTGCACCTGCTGATCTCGTTCTTATAAGTTTTCCAACCTTATTAGAAAGAGCATCGTCAATATTGACCTGTCCTTCAATAATTGCTGTGTCTGGATGGATTGCTTTTGCGAGAGAATCCAACATATTCCGTAGAATACTCGACTTCACCAGTTGGACATCCATTGTCAGGTCTGTTACTGATGCTCCCCTCCAAAAATGCGGTTCTGGATAGCCAGAAAAGACCACAAATGGTATATCAGCAACCGGACTATGGTGTAACAACTTATGGTGATTACCAGCACAGCAAAACCTACGGAGCGAAGTAATTCCAGAACCGGAGAAATCCACTTTTGCATACGCTTCAATATATAAGACCTTGCGATTCGCTTCTCCACCTTCGTCAGTGTCAGAGTAACTCCCCAGAGGGTGTCTTGAGAGA